CCAAATTGTGAATTTGTTTCACCTAAACCTACATTTTTTTTTATCATAGACATTTTCTTTTTTGACTCCTCTGAGTGTTTTTTGCCTGTCCAATCATAAGTGAAGTTTTTTAATTTCCCCTCAAGATGTCTTTTTTTTCCTGATTTGGACATTGTTTCTGAATGTTTTTTACGGAATTCTTCATCATTCTTTAATTTTTCTATGAAAATCTTTTTTCCAAGTTCAGAACCTTTACGTTGGAAATTTAAAAAATGTTTTTCATCAATGAACCCACCTGACTCACCTCCAACTACCAAATTCATACACAAATTATCTAATAATAATTCTTTATTAACTATTTCTTTTTCTTTTTCCAATAAAATTTTTCTGCTTGGAAAAAATTCTAAAATTTCTTTAGTGTGGTTTTCTTGTCCGTGATAGTTTATGGAATTCCATAATCTTTTACCACTTCCAAAATAACCATCGTTTAAATTATCAGTAGAATGTATACCAATATAAAATCTATGGGTTTTTTTACAAGTTATTTTATAAAGATAGTGGTATTTTCTATTTTCTGCTCTCATCATATATTCTTTTATTATATAAATATATGATAAGAACAAAAACTTCCGATGTGGAGGTAGAGAGATTTGAACTCTCGTCTCATCCATCTTAACTATTAAGGACTACATGCTTAGGACAACATTATTCGCAGTGTTCCGAGCTATTTGATTTTATCTGATACCCCAAAATCAACAAAATCAGCCAATTCATTTTTAGGGATGAGAATCGGTTAGACAACCCTATAGTACTCCTGTTCCTGAGTGAATGTACCCCGACTCGAAAGTAATACCCTATTGACTAGGCTACTACTGCTTCTTCTGAACGGATTAAACCGATAGCAGAAAGTTTGTTGATAACGTTGCCGTGTATCGTTTCAAACCAGTTTAACAGACTTAGTTCAGGTCTGACATGCCCCGAATAATCAACAATGTTGATCGATTCCAGTTTACCCCCATATTTTCAATTAACTATACTTAAGTATAAATATAATTATTGACAAAACCAATATCCTAAAGTATTTATAAAGAAAAAATTTTATGACTCCAAAAGAATTATTTAATTGTAGGAAAAGGAAATAAAAAAAGTTATGTTATATTCGTTCCTGAATATGGAAATGTGTCCATTTTAGATTATGACGGAAAAATATGGGACTTTAGTGAAATTATAAAGGATTATCGTCAGATAGAAATGGATGTAATTAATCTTGCTGGAAATGATACACCTTATGGTATATTAAGGTTAATTAAATCAGGTAAAAAAATTGATAAATATGATTTAAATAAAGTTGATGAATGTTTGGCTAATTTAAAATTCAATGAAAAGAGTCCAGGTAAAACTATGATAGAACTCAGTTTTGATATGGATGAATACTTTAAGTTTTTTGATTTTCAAGAAGATGAATGGGATAGAAGAATATTAGAAGGTATTTTCTCTTCAGGTTATGGTTACTCTAGATACGGTGCTGACATTGTTAGTGAAGATACTGTTTATGAAGATTGGAAAGAAGGGTATACTTTAGGATCAATTAATCAAGAAAATGAAGAAATGTTAAATACAATCATTTCATTTATCGCACCTGATTTAATTCAACTTAAAGAAAAAGATAGTGAAGAATTTAATAAAGAAGCATCTAAATTACTAGATGATAATTTTGGTAGACAAGCTGATGATATAACAAATGAGGTTTATAATCTGAGAAATGAGGCGGCTGAAGATGCTGTGAAACAAGAAGCGATACGTGATATTGCGGATTACTTTGAAGAATGGGGTGTTTTCAGACGTGATTTATTCCAAACTTATTTTACAACAACCTCAGTTCTTTTAGCTCTATATAGTCAAGTTAGTGATAAAACAATGTCGATTAAAGATTTATTCAAAGAAATTGGATATGAAAAAGGAGGTATGTTTGGATATTACGCTGAAGCAGGTTATAATACATGGTTAGATAGTGAAAAATTCAATGAAGTTGTCAAAAATAATTTTGAGGAAATATTGGAAAAAATTGAATCCGAACCTGAAAAATATGAATCCGTTAGGAACTACGGTAATGCTGTTATCGAATTATCAAAACTAGGATATAAAATTGGTGGAACGTATGAGTTACCAAATAATCCGAATAAACGATTTAAAATTGATTCAATTAATAAGGCAACGTCAAGAATTATGGTTCGTGAATTGGCTGAAATGCGAGTTATGAGTAAAATGAAGAGTTTCACAATCGAGGAATTTGTTAATTATTTAAATTCACCAGAACTTTTTGAGAATTTAATTAGGAAAGTTAAAAAACTTTTGTAATTTTGTTTTATGAAACAAGATTACGAACTACTCAAAAGGGTTTTGTCTGTACCCACCAAAACATACAAGGAAGATATGATGATTGAATTTTTAACCTCTTGGTTGGTTGAAAATGACATCCCTCATTATATTGATGATATGGGAAATATCTATGCAACAAAACAAACTGATGAAGTTGAATACTTCCCTTGTGTTGTCGCTCATACCGATACCGTACACGAATTGGATACAATCAATATCCAAGAGATGATGTTACCCAATGATCAAAATGAAATGAAATTAGCTTATAAAGCCTTTAATGATTTAGATGAACCAACAGGTATTGGTGGGGATGATAAATGTGGGGTATATATTTGTTTGGAAATGTTGAGAATTCTTCCAAATGTAAAAGTTGCGTTATTTGTATCAGAAGAAACTGGTTGTCATGGATCAAAAAATGCCGATAAGAATTTCTTTTCAAATGTCGGTTATGTCATACAATGTGATGCACCTGGTAATTGGATGGTTAGTGAATATTGTATGGGTACAAAGTTATTTGATAAGGAATCTGAATTCTTTAAAAAATGTGATAAGGTATTAACGGAGGGGTTTAATAATAGAAACAAATACCAATCCCACCCTTATACGGATGTATATGCGTTAAAGAATCAATTTGATTTTGCTTGTATAAATTTTGCTGTCGGTTATTATAACTATCATACCAAACACGAGTATGTTATTGTTGAAGATGTTTATAACACATTGGAGATTGTAAAAAATATGATTGGTGATTTGGGATATGTAAAATATGTTGAGGAAATTAAACCATCAAGATATTACTTATAAAAAAAGGGACTATTCAGTCCCTTTTTTCTTTTTACCCTTCTTAACAACATTCAAAATAACTTTATCATCTTCTACTGTGAGGGAGTATTTCTCATTCTCAACAATTTTTCCATTCAGGACTTCCTCTGATATGAAATCTTCAATTTGATCCTGTATTGCTCGTTTAATTGGTCTAGCCCCAAATGTTTCATCGAATCCAACCTTGGATATTAATTCCAATACTTTTTCATCACAAGTAATATCATAATTTAATCCATTTAATCTTCTGATTAACTTATCAATCTCAAGTTTTACGATTTGTTTAATTTCTTCTTCCTTTAGTGAATTGAAGACAATAATCTCGTCTATTCTATTAAGGAATTCAGGTGCAAAGAACTTCTTAAGTTCTTTCTTTAACAAGTCTCTTTTTTGTTCTTCCTCAATATATAAATTAGTTGAAGTTTTAAACCCAACTCCAGTACCAAATTCTTGGAATTTTTTAACCCCTAAATTTGATGTCATAATGATAACACAATTCTTGAAATTTATTTTTCTTCCAAGACCATCGGTTAAATGACCATCGTCCAATACTTGAAGTAGGGTTGAAAATACATCCTTATTTGCTTTTTCAATTTCATCAAATAGGATTACTGAATATGGTTTGTTTTTAACAGTTTCTGTTAATTGTCCACCCTCATCATATCCAACGTAACCTGGAGGTGAACTTGAACCCAAGAATATAAATGAACCAATTGGTTTACTGGGATCTTTAATACCTAATCTATTTCTTCTGATAGCCTTAGCAATCTTGGATACAGCTTCTGACTGTCCAATAACTTTTGATTCCAAATTATCGGCTAATGATGATAATTTGTTGGTTTCATCAGATGTCATTTTTGATACTGGTATTTTTGTCATATTGGATACGACTTCATAAACTAATTCTGTTGTAACTTGTTTCTTTTTATTTAACAAGTCGGATTCAAATTTTTTCTTTTCTTCGTCCAACTTATCCAATATTTTTGTTTCCTTATCTCTTAAATCTGCAGCTAGTTCATAATTTTGGTTTTTAACAACATCAATTTTTTGTTGTTTAATTTCCAAAGCTTGTAATTTCAAGTCTTCAATAATTTTCGGCATTTTAATTTCTACCTGGCTTCTCGCTCCAACTTCATCGATTATATCGAAGGCTTTATCAGGGAATTCTCTATCTGTGATATATCTTTCCGCTAAATCAACACAAAGTTTTAAAACTTCATCACTATAACTTACTTTGTGATAAGTTTCATATTTTTCTTTAACATTGATGAGAATTTGTAGTGTTTCTTCTTTTGTTGAAGGATCAACAACTACTTTTTGGAATCGTCTTTCTAATGCACCATCCTTTTCAAAGTTCTTTCTATATTCATCCAATGTTGTGGCACCAATACACTGTATTTCACCCCTAGCTAAGGCGGGTTTGAATATGTTTGATGCGTCCAACGAACCTGATGAATTTCCGGCACCAACAATCTGATGGATTTCATCAATGAATAGGATTATATTTGGAGCGTTTTGAAGCTCATCAATAATAACTTTCATTCTCTCTTCAAATTGTCCACGATATTTTGTCCCAGCAACAATTGAGGTTATATCTAAGGACATGATTCTTTTATCCATTAAATTTCTTGGACACTCCCCATTTAATATTTTTAAAGCTAAACCCTCAACTATTGCAGTTTTTCCACATCCTGGTTCTCCGATGATAATTGGGTTATTCTTTTTTCTTCTTGATAATATTTGGGCTATCCTTGTAATTTCTCTATCTCTACCGACAACAGGATCCAATTTTCCTTCTTCAGCAAGTTTGATTAAATCTTTTGCGAAATTATTAAGTACAGGTGTATCCCCTTTGCCTTTCGTTGAGTAATCTCCGTCTTTTGAATCTATCATGTTTTTTTTATTCAATTATAATGTTTTATTTTGTCATTTCAACAAATCTGACAAATTGTCATATTTTAAAATATGTAACTGACATTGTTTGTTTTTTGATTTTTTGGTATATAATTAGTTAAAAATTAGTATTAAAATAAACTTTTAAATTTAAAAATATATGTCAAACAGAGAATTTAATAAAAAATTTGAGGAAATTTTAAAAGACCTATTTGGGGATAGATTTAGACCCATAACTCCACTTGAAAGTTTTTTCGATAAAATACGTATTGAGGACTTACCTGAAAATTTAGATGATTGGAAATCATTTATAAAAAAATCAAAAGATGGGTTAGTCACATCAATTGTTTATTTTTATGAACCTGAAGATT